TAATAAGAAGAGTGATATTAAAGAAAAAAAAGATAATTTTTATAAGGCATTATTTGATATATTTAAAAAATTAGATAAATACAAGAACTTGATAGGCCCATCAATATTAATAAGTGGTATTATTGAACGTTATGCAGATGACATTGCTAATTATAAGTTTAAAAAGAACATAGAAGACGAAAAAATGTGTTTAGACAATGCAACCATAAAACTAGAAAATTTTAAAATCATTTTTAATAACATTGAAGTTACAATTATTATAGGAATTTTAGGTGCAATATCTATTATTTGTCGTGCTATTTGGCACGGATTATCATCGGTTGGAACATTAGTATATTCTTGGTTTTCTGATGATAATGTTACTACAAAATATTCAGGATGGTTTTATATTAACTTATATTTTGTAATAGGATTAACATTATTTGTTTGGGTAATTACAATTATAATAAATTATTTCAAAAAAAGAGATTTAATAAATGACGTAAACTTGTGTACGGACAAATTTAATTCAATACAAAAAAAGAAAGATGAACTTTTTGAAAACATAATGAACATTTCTGAAAAATATAATGAAATATAAAAACGATTATTATCATCTATAGGCAAAAATAACCAACGCGGAATTAACAATAAATATTATACATTTAGACACGTCGGTAGTGTAAAATTAACTGTGTCAGATTCATTCCTATAAAATATCAGGTATCAAAATTTCTCATTATTTTATAATGAAAAATGATAAACTTGATTTTTGTTAAACAAAACAATTAGAAGTCTATCTTCTAATCGTTTTTTCTTACATATGTTTTAAGTGTTATATTTGCAGAAGAAAAAGGAAAGGGACAATTATGGAAAGGAAAGATATAAAGGGAAAGGCTCCAGCTAAGATCGCTTCTTCTTATGAGGTACGTAGAGAATCTCGTAATAAAGTGATGAATGATGTAGTTTCTTCTGCTGATTCTGCTACAAGATTTTTAAAATCAGTCGGAATTCTTAATCGTAATGGAAATTTGTCTGAGGTTTATAATCCTAAAAGATGAAAGAGTTATCGCTATATTCTAAACGACATAATATAGTATTAGGCTTTCATTCGAGAGCCCTTTTTATTCACTAAAACATAACAGCCTTTTATATTTTACAATAAAAGGCAATGGCAGAAATCAAATACGATCCGAAGAATTTTCGCATACATAACGACCGGAACAAGGGCATTATCCGTAAGAGCTTGGAAGAATGCGGTGCCGGTCGTTCCGTTCTCATTGACAAAGAAAACTATCTCGTGGCCGGCAATGGCGTGTACGAGCAGGCAAAAGCATTAGGCATCCCGGTACGCGTTATTGAAACTAACGGTAAAGAGCTTGTTGTAGTCAAGCGTACAGACCTTACTCTTGACGATGATCGCCGCAAACTGTTGGCGCTGGCCGATAACCATGCTTCCGATACTTCCGAGTTTGACATGGACCTAGTTCTTGAAAACTTTTCTGATGATCTTCTGAAAGAATGGGAGTTTTCCTTAGATGATATAGACCTTTCTGATGAACTGCCTGTTTCCACTACCAAGCCCAATAATTTAGCTGAAAGGTTTATTATACCCCCGTTTTCCATCCTTGATGCCAAACAGGGAAGATGGCAGGAACGTAAGAAGGAATGGCTTTCGCTTGGTATTAAGAGCGAGGAGGGCCGGGATAAAGAAATTACTTACTCCCATTCCGCGCAAAATCCTGCCATATATGAAGTGAGAAACCGTATGCGTGAAAAGCTAGGTTACGATCCTTCCTGGGATGAAATAACGGAATACTGCCAAAAGCATGGAATTTCAATGATGAACGGTACTTCCGTCTTTGATCCGGTACTCTGTGAACTCGTGTATCGTTGGTTCAATCTTCCTAAGGGAGTTATACTTGACCCTTTCGCCGGTGGCTCTGTCCGTGGTATTGTAGCCGCTAAATTAGGAATGTCTTATCGAGGAGTAGACTTACGTTCAGAGCAAATAAAAGCCAATTATGAGAATGCAGCAGAAATACAGCCACCGTTCACAGAAAATGATTGCCCCGTATGGAAATGTGGTGATAGTTGCGATATAGACAAGCACTTTGCCGGGCTGAAAGCAGACTTGATCTTTAGTTGCCCTCCTTATGCAGACTTGGAAGTCTACTCGGATGATACCCGCGACTTATCTAATATGGACTATATAGAGTTCCTGAAAGCATACCAAACAATAATAAAGAAGAGTTGCTCACTGCTTAAAGATAATCGTTTTGCTGTCTTTGTTGTTGGTGAAGTGCGTGCAAAGAATGGAGAGTACTATAACTTTGTTGGTGATACGATAAACGCATTCCTAGGGGCTGGATTGCATTATTACAATGAAATGATACTCGCTACCCAGATAGGCTCTTTAGCTATGCGAGCAGGCAATCAATTCAATCATTCCCGGAAGATTGGAAAGATGCACCAAAACGTCTTGGTATTCTTTAAAGGCGATATGAAACAGATTCCTTCTCTATACCCAGAACTAGACTTCCGGGAAGAAGATATGATTGGAGAAGTGAACGAATAATATATTTATTAACTTTGTCGGCATTAAAAATGTACCGGCATGCAAACAACTGTATTTATGATTTACAAAGAAGTACTCGAAAAGAGATTGGCCCGGAAGAGAGAGCAATTGGCCGAATTAGAGAAACAAACTGAAGGCTTGGCTACCCCTGCTGATAAGCGCAGGTACATAGAATTAAAAGCAATAGTCAATGAATTAGAGAACTGCATTGATATTGCCGAATCTATGATGAAAATGGAGGGATAAAGGATTATTTCATCCTTTAAATTTAACGTCAGGTAGAATTTTTTTGCAAATATCCTTTATAAGTTTCTTGCGCTCAGGAGTTATCCTTTTACCAAATATTATTTCTTTTATTTTCACCTTTACATATTTTTCCCCATTATTCGTTAACACTCTAACCTCTTTTTCGTACTTCCATGTTTCTTCTTTATGCAAGAGAATTTCTATCGCTGTTATATTTGTTTGAAAACAATTTTCAATCACAGCCAAACCCTTATATTCAACATTTCCAATACTGACATTCAGATCAGTTATTTTACATCCTATGCACACTCCTTTACATCCATCTGCATAATGTGCCCACAATAAGGAGTCATTATTAATTTTAGAGAAAGAACAAATTTTATAATTTTCTTTTGAACTTTTTATTTCACGTGATACTTCCGGTTTAAGGCCTAAATCAATATATAAACCTTCCATTATATCATTTAAATCTTTATAAGAAGCTGCATAAAAGCGTTCATTGACTAAAATATCAATAAAGCGTTCAAAGTTCTCCAAACTACGGTATTTGTAATAGATGTCATTTTGCATAAATTTTAAATTTTAATAATCATTTCGCAAATATATCAAGAAAGTTAATAGCATCAAATATTCGCTCCTTTTATATTTTAATGAAAAACACCATGCAAAATGATATTAAGCCTCGGAGTATTCGAATTTTACGTGAACTGCCAATCTCTCAAGTAACAGACGAAGAAATTGTAAAAGCCGCATTGGACAGGCTGCAATCAAAAAGTGTAATGTTGGGTTATATCGACGATGGCAGATGGATATTTCAATGGTATTATAAAATAGGGTTTTACCCATACGTAAAGCCATTGATAGAATATATAAAAGGGTGGTTTAATTGCAAATCTGTAAATACTGGGGAGAGTGAATAGATATTATGGCAAAGTATAATAAAAAGATAGTAGATAATATCTGTTCGCTCATACGTACCGATAGTTATACTGTTGCCGAGATATGCAAACTCGTAGGAATATCCGAACGAACATACTATGATTGGTTATCTAAAAATGCAGATTTTGCAGAAGTTATAAAAAAGGCTCAAGACCGATTTAACGAGGATGTACTTATTGAATGTAAGAAGTCACTTGTCAAACTTATAAAGGGCTATACTGTTCAGGAAAAGCGAACAATAACGGTTGATACAGGTAAGAGAGATGAAAATGATAAACCGATTGTAAAAGTAAAAGAACATACGGTAACAGATAAACACTATCCACCAAGTCTCGGTGCCATTATTCATTTTCAAACTAACCGCGATCCTGATAATTGGAAGAATAGGCAAGAGAATAAGATTTCAGGTGAAGTGGGGATTAAGAGCAGTTTGGAAAGTTTATCAGATGATGAATTGCAAAAGATTGTAGACGGTGACAGTACTGACGAAGAGGGAAATATTAATCCATAAAGCAGAAGCATCAATCATATTGCGT